ACTTCTGATAAAGTTGAAGTTAATGGTGTTTTTGTTTCAAAAAAACTACTTAATAGAGAGTCTATTGATTGGAATCGTACTTGTTCTGTCTGTGAGAAACACACAATAGAAAAACAAGATGACATTTATTTTTTAAAGTTTGATTGTTGCAACTTGTGTTATATCAAATATATCGAAGACAGAGAAGAACGATGGTCGTCAGGATGGAGACCAGATTTAGGAGAAAATAAAACAGATGGCAACAACACTTGAAATCATTAGAGGACTATCGCAAGCAGCAGCTAACGCTTATGATGGTGGTCATTTAGAAAACTTAAGCCACGATGGTGAAGCTAGAGCTATTGGGCTTAAAAGAGAGGAAGGCAATCCTATTAATGATTCTCGGATCATGGATGGTTTTGGCGTTAGATTTATGGGCAATCAACTTTGTATTACTTACCAATCAGACGTACAGTTAAAAGAAGTTTATGCAAATGGATTTGAATCAGAAGTTGAGAGCATGATTGAGAAAGTAAAAACCTTTCTTCAAAAAGAATATAAAAAAGTAACAGGAGAAAGCATCTCTTTATCTAAAGACCCCGATAGCGAGGTGGAAGTTATTGTGCAAAATACATCTAGAGTGCGCACGTTTGTTCAGGCAAAAAGGCTCTATAACATTGGTGGCTTAGGGGATGTTAAACAGGTTGTCGAAGATGCTGAAAACCCTGCGCAGCGAGATGCAAGTTTTAAAAGCTTTTTAGATCAAGGTGGTTTTGGCAAGCGCGCGCCAAACGATAATCGCAAGAAAGCGGAATGAAATGTCGTATCAATTATCGAAGAAACAGATAATAAAAGAAATTATTGCTTGCGGAAAAGACCCAATTTATTTTTTAAATAATTACGCAAGAATTTCTCACCCACTACACGGCAGCATTCCTTTTAAAACTTACGATTTTCAAACTCAATTACTAAAAGATTTTAATGATTATCGTTTCAATGTTATACTAAAAGCCCGGCAGTTAGGTATTTCAACCATTACTGCTGGCTATGTTGTTTGGATGATGTTGTTTCATAAAGATAAAAATATTCTTGTTATGGCAACTAAGTTTGGAACCGCTGCAAACTTGGTCAAAAAAGTTAAAGCGATTATGAAAAATTTGCCAGATTGGTTAACAATTGCAAGTATTGAAATAGACAACAGAACTTCTTTCGAATTGACTAATGGCTCACAAATTAAAGCCTCTTCAACGTCTGCCGACGCCGGTCGATCAGAAGCCCTATCTCTGCTGGTGCTAGATGAGGCTGCACATATCGATGGCTTAGATGATTTGTGGACCGGTCTATATCCCACACTATCTACTGGTGGTCGTTGCATTGCATTGTCAACCCCAAATGGTGTTGGAAACTGGTTTCATAAAACATACACAGAAGCAGAACAAAGTGCAAACGATTTTTATCCAACAAAGCTTCCATGGGATATACACCCCGATCGTAATTTAGAGTGGTTTGAAAAAGAAACGCGAAACATGTCCCGTAGACAAATCGCACAGGAGCTTGAGTGCAACTTCAATACTTCTGGCGACACTGTAATACATCCAGACGATATTAAAAGAATTATTGATTATGCAAAAGAGCCGAGACATAAAACAGCTTTTGATAGAAATTTTTGGATTTGGGAGGAACACGATTCATCTAGTACATATTTGATGGTGGCTGATGTTGCACGCGGTGATGGAAAAGATTATTCTGTTTTTCACATCATTAAACTAGAGACAATGGAAGTCATTGCAGAATATCAAGGCAAATTAGCGCCAGATCTTTTTGCCAACATGTTAAACGAAATCGGCAGAGAATATGGTGGCTGTATGCTAGTTGTTGAAAACAATAGTATAGGGCACACCGTATTATCAAAACTATCTGACTTAAACTATCCTAACATTTATCATTCTATTAAGGCAACTCATGAATATATTGACCAGTATCAGGCTGAAAGTTTGAGCAGTGCGGTGCCGGGTTTTACAAATTCAATGAAAACACGTCCGTTAATAGTTGCAAAACTTGAAGAATTCATAAGAAATAAACTAATTACGATATATTCAAACAGATTAGCAAATGAATTAAAGACTTTTATTTGGCACAATGGCCGACCACAAGCAATGCGCAGCTACAATGACGATTTAGTTATGGCACTTGCAATAGCTTGTTGGATCCGCGATACCGCCCTTCAAGTCAATCAAAGAGATTTAGAATACAATAAGGCATTTATAAGTTCGATGGTTTACACAGGCAAAACTTTCAATACAGCAATACCAGGAATGCACAGCTATGATAAAAATAGTTCTTTGAGAGACAAAGCTAGTAAAGCCAGCAAGCAACAAAAAGAATTTATTTGGCTGTTAAAGGGATAAACTATGGCACGAAAAGATAAAAATCCAAGAAATCCAGAATCTCAATTATTCAAAAGATTGACTAGATTGTTTTCTGGGCCAATTGTAAATTACAGAACTGAAACAGGCCGCAGAATTCGCAGACAGCACTTAGATAAATATTCGTCAAAGTTTAGAAGTGCTAGCGGTCAACAATTTAAGAAAAGCGTATACAATCCAATGGACACATTGGCTGCAAATGCTATTTCTAATCAAAGAAGATCTGAAAGATATGTTGATTTTGATCAAATGGAATACACGCCAGAGATTGCATCAACACTTGATATCTACGCTGATGAAATGACTACATCATCTGAGCTACAACCCATGCTTAGAATAAAGTGCCCTAATGAAGAAATCAAAGCTGTCTTGGGCACGTTGTACAAAAACATTCTCAACACTGAGGCAAATCTTTTTGGTTGGTGTAGGACGATGTGTAAGTATGGAGATTTTGTTTTATATTTAGATATTGATGAAGATATGGGAATTAAAACTGTTATTCCAATTCCGCCACATGAAATAGAAAGGCTTGAAGGTGAAGATAAAACAAATCCAAATTATATTCAATATCAGTGGAACTCTGCCGGTTTAACTTTTGAAAATTGGCAGATAGCACACTTTCGCATTTTAGGTAACGATAAGTACGCACCATATGGCAGCTCCGTACTTGAGCCAGCTCGCCGCATTTGGAGACAATTGACATTGATGGAAGATGCGATGATGGCTTACCGAGTTGTTAGATCTTCAGAGCGCCGTGTGTTTTATATTGATGTTGGTTCGATTGCACCACAAGACGTTGAACAATATATGCAAAAAGTCGTCACACAAATGAAACGCAACCAAGTTCTTGATCCAGATACTGGTCGTGTAGATTTGCGTTATAACCCACTCAGTATTGAAGAGGATTATTTTATTCCAACACGTGCAGGCCAATCTTCAAAGATTGAGAATCTTGGCGCTGGCGCTAACACAACGGCTATTGAAGATGTAAAATACCTCAGAGACAAATTGTTTGCTGCGCTTAAAGTACCGCAATCTTATTTGTCCCGAGGCGAGGGTGCCGAGGAAGACAAGACAACATTGGCACAAAAAGATGTTAGATTCGCTAGAACCATTCAAAGATTGCAAAGAGTTGTAATATCTGAATTAGAAAAAATTGGAATCATTCACCTCTATACACTTGGATTTAGAAATGATGATTTGTTAAGTTTTAAATTATCTCTTAGCAACCCGTCGAAAATTGCCGAGCTTCAAGAGTTGGAGCATTGGAAAACAAAATTTGACACGGCTGCAGCAGCTACCGAAGGATTTTTTAGTCGTCGCTGGGTTGCTGAACATGTATTCAATTTGTCAGAGGAAGAGTTTCTTCGCAATCAACGTGAAATGTTTTACGATAGAAAAATGGACGCGTCCCTTGAAGCAGCCGCAGCTGCACCCGCCGCCGGTGGTGATGCTCTTGGCGGTGACTTAGGAGGAGATCTTGGTGGCGACCTTGGAGGCGATTTAGGTGGCGATCTTGGTGGTGATCTTGGAGATGATGCAGCTGGAGCTGACAAGCCACCCGACCAAGAGGACGACATACTCTTGGCTAAGCCAGACGCCCCAGCAAATCGTGACTCTCCCAAGCCCGGCGAAGTATATTCTCGCGACGGCTGGAAAGGCAAAACTCATGAAAAAGCTAGAACTTATAGAAAAGGCGGCGCTGGAAAAAACTTTAGACGAGCGGCTAGCCCAGAGCTATCAGTACGAACAGAGATTCCTGGATTAAGAGATTTCCAGGGGCTAGCAAGAATGAGCAATCTTTTCGAAGAAAAGCAATCTAATTATATATTGAATGATGGTAAAGAAGAGAAAAAATTGTTTGAGGTCAATTATGACATCAGAACACTTTTAAAAAACCTAGAGTCGAAAGATGAATTGGAGTCAGGTAAAAATGAAGAGACATAATAAAAAGAGAAATACAGCGTTTTTATTCGAGACATTAGTAATCGAATTAACAAAAAGTATTGTACAAAAAGATCACAAAAGAAAACATCAAATTTCTGAAATGTTAAAAACACACTTTGATCAAAAAACAATTTTAAGAAAAGAGTTAGATCTTTTTATGGCTTTGTTGGAAACAGATGGCCTCGATGCAAAGACATCAGAAAAGTTATTAGCAGAAGCAAAGAAGCAATACACTAATTTAGATAAGCAAAAAATATTTGAACAACAAAGCGCGTTAATCAAAAAAATTAATACTACTTTATCTAAATCAGTTTTTTCAAATTTTATGCCCAACTACAAAGACTTGGCAACCATTGGACAAATTTTTAATGATTCTACGCCAATAAAGAGCAGAGTTTTATTAGAAAATAAGATAGTAGAAAAGCTATCTAACAAGCAGGAAACAGAACAATCACAAATGCAGCCAATTGATAATATTGTTTATAAAACTTTTGTTGATAAATTTAACGACCAGTATGGCACAAAATTAACTGAACAACAAAGCACACTTTTATCATATTATATTTCCTCGTTTGCTGATAACGGCTTGCAGCTTAAAACATTTCTTAATGAAGAGTTGGCAAGATTAAAGGTAACTTTGACAAGCGCACTAGAATCTAATGAAATTTCAAATGATAGTGATATGATGGATAGTACAAATAAAGTCATAGCGAAACTAGATGAATATAAAAACACCCCAGTAGATAAAGCGATGATTGAAGGCATTTTAAAAACTCAAGAGCTTGTTAGGGAGATAGAAAGCTAATGCCAGTTAAGGTAACAATTGGCACCAAAGAGGAGCCAAGAACAATAACTTTAGAATTAAATGCTAGAAAAAGCATGGCAGGCGATATTATGATTTTCGATCATGCAGATATAGATATTGTACTTGTTTTAAAAGAGGGTAAAGTTTTAACTTTTCCTAAAGATATAATGTCTGAAGTAGTTTATGGTGCACAAAATCGTTTGTTTACTTTTTTAAGAACTAAGGGTTTGATCAAATATGAATCGATTCAGGGCGGCAACATCTACGGCTCCATGGAGGCTCTTATACAAGAAAGTGAAAGTTTTAATCCTGTGGACATGACATTGATCAATGTTTCAAAATGGATTGGCAGCGAGCGTCCTTACTTTGAATATGTTGATTCATACGAAGACATGGACGCCGAAAGAATGCTTAATCCAGATAATCTAGATAGCACTGAGCTTGGTGAAGTGCCGCATGAAGAAGAAAAGGGCTCAATCCGTCCAGGCTGGATGAGAGATCCATATAGTCTAAATTATTTATATACATCTGGATAAAGAGGTTACAATGGAATTATTGTGGTTTATATTGGCTGCATATGGTTTAACACAAATTCTTGTTTACGGAACAATTTTTAATAAAATGCGACCGCAAAAAAGTTGGCTTGGCGGTTTTGGAGAGCTTTTTCATTGCCCAATGTGCATGGGCTTTTGGGTTGGCGCTTTTTTGTGTGGCATAAATGGTTTTACAGAACTATTTACATTTGATTATAGTCTTGCAAATTTTTTAATTTGCGGTTGGCTATCGTCAGGAACATCATACATCTTTAATGTATTGTTCTGCGATAACGGATTTCAAATAGGAGTACATAATGGACAACCATTGGACAAGTAAGTGGCGTCTTCAGCCCGTTCGTCGTTGCTGCAAAGGCTCTTAGCTCGCGCGGGTAACGCCCGCACTAAGGAATAATAAAATGAAAATTACAAAAAAACAACTTAAAAAAATTATTAAAGAGGAGCTTCAGGCTGCTTTAAACGAAGCTGATCCAATGGCTCGCATGTATGGGGGGCAGAAACCACAAGCGCCCGCAAAATCACCCGCCGCACCTGCTGCAGCCGCGCCACAAAAAGAATATCCTCCTGAGTGCGCTGAAGTTCGTGCTGAAGCAAAAAAGATTCGAGACTCAGCCGACGATGAAATGCGCATGGATTACACTGGCGCTGGTTATGGCATGCAAGCTCAAGCCATGGCTGATAAACTAATTGCAGATCTTGTGAAAAAACACCCAAAGTGTTTTGGAAAGTGAACAATGGCAAAAAAACTTTTACGAGAATACTATGAATTATGCGAAGGCGGCGTCTGTCAAGATCTTTTAACTGAAGATGAAAAAAGATTTGTGGCAAACGGCGGTATGATTTTGTCTGGCAAACTACAGGAAGCAGATTGCAGAAACGGCAACGGTCGCGAATACCCAGCAGCGATTCTTGAAAGAGAGATGAAAAACTATTCCAAACTTGTAAAAGAAAGAAGAGCCCTTGGCGAACTAGACCATCCAGATGATTCTGTAATTAATTTAAAAAATGCATCCCATATGGTAACCAGCGTGTGGTGGGAAGGCCCAAATGTTATGGGAAAAGTTCAAGTTCTTAATACGCCATCAGGAAAAATCCTGCAAGAGCTTGTAAATGATGGCGTGAAGCTTGGCATTTCTTCCAGAGGTCTTGGTTCTGTTACTGAAAGCCAAGGACGAACAATTGTTGAAGATGATTTTCAATTAATTTGTTTTGATTTTGTGTCTGAGCCGTCAACACCAAATGCTTTTATGATTAAAGAAGCAAAAGAAAATAGAGTATTTACTAAGGCAGACCGCATTAACAGGGCTTTAAATAGCATCTTGGATGATTAAATATGAAGAGGTCTGATTTAAAAAAGATTCTCATGCAGGAGGCGTTTTCTATTTTAAGTGAGAAAATGTCAGATTTTCAATTTCGCCAAAGAATGGCTGCTGCAGATAAGGCGGCAAAGGCCAAAGAAGGGCGTTGCGAAGAAATAATGGCAATGACCCCGCAGCAAATCGCAGACAACATGTTGGAAGATGAGTATAGAGAATGTCGGGGCAGTATGAATCTTTCTGATCGGTTACGAAACATGGTTGATAATTATGAATCCGGAGAGCAACCATCGGAAGAAACTTTAAAAAGCATGGCCTCAGTCGGCATTAATCCAGCAGCGATTGATAATAAAGAGGATCTTGCATCTGCCGCAGAAAAAATGGTTACAGCAAAACCAACAGGAGTCAAGCCAGGCGAAAAACCAACAAGAATGCAGCCGCGCAAAAAAACCAAACAGAAGGATCTTACTTTTGATGGCAAAGTTATTTACGGCTTAACGTCAAAAGATAATCCTGAGTCTCTACTAAACATTTTAAGTAAAGCCGGATTTGAAGCAGACATTGTTCGCAAGGTCGTTGCAAAAATGGCACAGCTAGCTGATGATGACAACATTGTGCTTGAAGCAATCTCTCTTAGGGGTCGCGGTAGTGAGCAGGACAGAGTTATGAATTCAGAAAGTGTTGGAGAATTAATATCATTGATTAGAAGTTTGGGCCTTGACGCAAATCAAAATAGAGCTATGATGAAAGCTCTCAACAACTGGGGTAACAGAAATACAGTTAGGTTTGAAAAACCAACGTTTGCCCCCACAGCAACCGCTCCGGAAGCACCAACGGCACCAACAACACCTCCGCAACCTGAAAAAGATGTGCTTGATGCTGCTGAAGATTATCTAAAAGATCTTGAGTCCGACTTGGCTGGCATGAAAGATATCCCCGCAGCTGAAAAAGAAGACGCACTTGAGGCAGCCGAAGATTATTTAAAAGATCTTGAATCTGATTTAGCTAGCGTATCAGACCTTGATGATGCTAAAGAAGAGGAAATACTTGATGCAGTTGAAAAATCTATACAAGATATCAAATTAGATTTAGACACACCACAACCCCAACCCGAACCAGAGCCTAAGCCTGAACCACAAGATACCGAAAAAAATCCATTTGATTTTACAGATTTTGATGAGAAAGAGGCCGCCAAAGAAAAGGCTGCTGCTGAAGAGCCGCGCATGAACAGGGATGAGGATATTAAGCAAACTTTAAAAAAATTAGATCGCGTCTACTCTATTGATGATTTCAAAGAAGAATATCTGGGCTTACTTTTTAGAACTGAAGATTGGAAAAAACTTTTTGACAATGAACGTGAAGCTGAATCTGCTGTTAATAAAGCTATCGATAACATTAAAGAAAATGCTAGAGATATTGATATGGCACTTCGAAGCGAAACTATGCCATCAAGCGAGATTGTTAGTTCTTTTAACAACATACAAAACTTTGGTAATCAAGAGGCTATGTTTACGTCTCGCTTGTTGGAGTTGGCACTATTTGAATATTCTTTTGACAAATTGTCCGTTATTAAAAAAGCCAGCGATGGGAAAAAGAATAAGGAAAGTTATTCTGTGTGGAAGGACGGGCCCGGTAAAATAGGTCAGATAGCTATTGAGGCTTTAATTAATCAAAATTACGCCAACAGATTAGCAGCAAGAAGAGCAGCTCCCAACACTCCAGACACTGAAACTCTTCAAGAACATAAAACACTTAATCGTTGGAAACTATTAGCAGGAATAAAATGAAAAGATCAGAATTAAAACAAATTTTAAAACCCTTAATCAAGGAATGTATTAAAGAAGCAATTCTTGAAGAAGGAATATTATCAAACGTTATTTCAGAAGTTGTGAAAGGCTTAGGCACAAATACAATTGTTGAGCAAAAAGCTCAACCAACTCCAAGGCCAACGATTAATGAAGAACGAGAGCGTGAACATATTAGAGCGCAAACTGCCAATACTAGAAAAAAAATGCTTGATGCTATTGGCAACGCCAGTACAATTAATGGCGTCAATGTTTTCGAAGGCACTGAACCGCTTCGACGTGGCGGCTCTACTGCTGCTCCTGGCCCCTCTTCGCCACTGAGCGATATGGACCCTGGAGATGCGGGAGTCAATATTGATGGTATTTTTTCTGTTGGCGGATCAAAATGGAAAGCATTAATGGGTAAATAAAATGGCAAAAAAAATTAATATTGCGGTCAAAGCAAGACCAAGAGAAAACGCTGAAAGATTAATAAGAAGATTTATCAAAAAAGTTAAGAAAGAAAAGATTGTTGAAAAGTTTCGTGAAGGTAGATATTATAATCCACCATCTGTAAAAAAGAAGCTTAAAAGAGAGCGGGCTCAACGTCAAAGAGAAAGAGACTTGGCAAAACTCAAAAAGAAGCAACAACGCAGATTAAAAAACAGACAAACACGAAATAAAAACTAATTATATAAGATTTAAGGAGAAAACAAATGGCACGATGGTATAACGAAGGCAATAGCGCATCCGAGGATGGTATTGCTGGGCAGCGATTCAATCTTCGAAGTGGCGGAAGAACCAGACATGTTATTAACATTGCGAGTCCACAAAAGCCTGGAACCGTTGCTTACACGTTCACTGAAACAACAAGTGCACCATCGTCACCAACCGATGGCTATAAGAACGATGGGTTACAAAAAAACTTGCATGTTTTATTGATGAACAACAATGCTGGTACTTGCAAGTTTCAAATTTGGGGATATCACGCTTTTGCCGGTCAGTGGGGGCTATTGCAGATCGTAGACGTTGCAGATGGTAGTAATGCTGTGGTTGAAATTACAATGGCTGCAAATGTTGATGCATATACTATACTTCCAATTGAAGGTATAGAAAGAATTGCTGTACAAGCCACTACATATGCTGGTGGCAATAGCGTAACCTGTTACCTAGGTGTAAACAGCATTTGATACTTTTCAGTAGGAGCAAGTAAATGGCAGAATTTGGATGGTCATATATAAGTTGCGGAGATGTTCTTACTGGTTCAGGTGGACCCCACGGAGCAGTTCAATTTAAAACACCCGGCGGTGTTGATGGTTCGCCGGCTTTTATTTATGATACTGGATCTAATAGGGTTGCTATTGGTCTAGACTGGCCTGATTTAAATGGAAAGACCCAGCCAGATGCTGCGTTGCACGTTGTTGGAGATGTGTCCGTAACAGGAACTATTTTTGCTACGGAGTATCAGATACTCAATGTAACAAGAGTAGAGGAAGAGGGTTCTACAAAGTTCGGTACAAATGCAGATGACGATCATGAATTTACTGGCAGCCTTAAAATTAATGGCACACTAACAACAAATGGCACCGTTACTTTAGGTGACGCGTCAGATGACGTAATAACTTCTACTGGAAAACTAACAGCTTCCGCCGGTATTTTAATACCCGATGCTGAGAATGCTACAGACCCAACCAACACAACTGTTGGGCTTCACATTGGTACCGGCGCCGATTTAAATATTTATCACAACGGCACAGATTCTCATATTGCAAACTCCACTGGAGATCTGAAAATTCAGTCTACCGTTAATTCCGCAGAATGCATTTTGATTCGCGCAAACGGTGGAACGTCGGAAACGATTAAGATATACTCTGATCAAGGAACAGCTAATAATTCTATCACATTGGCGTCAGACGCTGGTGGAATTTTATTTAATTTAGATGCCACTAGTGGCAAAAAACTGCATGCTGATGTTGAGAGCACCGATGCAGACTCTATTCATTTAGACTCTGAGGGTGGAATTAAATTAGAATCTGACGCACACCCAGTTAACATAACTGGTGATTTAGTTGTTAGTGGTAGCAGCATCATATTAGGCAACGCCGATACCGATGTTATATCGTTAGTTGGCCAAGTTACAGCTTCATCTGGGATTTTAATTCCTGATGCCGATGCTACAGATAAGGTTCTTCAAATTGGAACTGGCGGTGATTTTTATATCGCTCATGATGGTACAGATACCGCTTTGTCAAATGCTACCGGAAAACTTAAAATTACTTCCACTGTAAACGCTGCAGAGGCCATTCGAATTAGAACAAACGCTGGAACATCTGAAACGATTAAAATACATGCCGACCAAGGAACAGCCGTAACAGAGGGAGCTGCATCAATTCAGCTTCTTTCAGACAGCGGTGGAATTGGAATTAAATCCGGTGCAAATGTTGCACATGCAATTCGAATCACTGCTGATGCTGGAACATCTGAGACAATTACAATTCACTCAGACCAAGGAACATCTGCAACAGAGGGCGCTGCATCGATTCAGCTGCTATCTGATGTTGGTGGCATTAATATCAAATCAGGACGTAATGGCGCTAATGCGATTTTACTAACTGCTGACGGTGGCACATCTGAGACAATTAAAATCCATTCAGACCAAGGAACTGCAGCAAATTCAATTTGGCTGAAGTCAGATGCTGGTGGTATTTATTTTGAAGCTGGCGCTACGATTTCTGGTTCAGCTGCTACTGGAATAAACCTTACTAGCACACAAAACGATTCCGATTCAGTTTTGATTCGCGCAAATGGCGGGGCTTCAGAAGTTATCAAGATTCATTCTGATCAAGGAACTGGGGCTGATTCTATTCATCTTTTATCAGATGTTGGCGGAATTACCTTACAAGTTGGCTCAGGCGATACAGTAATTGTTAATGGTGGAAATCTTGTGCCATCTGCTGACGACACCATAGATTTAGGTGCTGCTGATAAAAGGTGGCGAAACATTTACACTGGTGACCTTCATTTAAAGAACGATCGTGGTAATTGGACAATTGTTGAGGAATCTGACTATTTAAGTTTGAGAAACAACAACACTGGAAAACTTTATAAATTCGTAATGGAAGAAGTTTTAGAAGAATAAAAGGAATTAATATTAATGGCTCTTATTGGTGAAGTAACTGGATCTGGAGGACTTACAGCGTCCGGAAGTATTTTTATTAGTGGATCTCTGCAACTTTCTCAAGAAACAAGTGATCCCACTATTCTTGAAAATATGGGCGGCGCCATCTATATTAAAGAAGATACTGACGGTGCAAACAAGTTTTATTTTAGAAATTCTGCAAACACAGTTACATCATTAGGTGGCGTAAATAGCAATAATACTTGGACTGGCGTTAATACATTTGATGGTGAAATTACTGCGTCAACTGGTTTACTTTTTGCCGATGATAAGAAACTTTTCTTTGGAACTGACAAAGACGCCTCAGTTGAATATGATGAAGACGGCACAGATCAATTGCGATTTGCTGGTGCCGATACTATCTTTGAACAAAATGTTATTTTTTCAACAGGCATAAAAGTTGACGGCGTAATATCCGGCGGCTCCGCAGTGCAAGTTTCAGGTGGTCTTGAAATCACCGGCTCAGACGGCGGTATTACGATTATTGCTTCTGGCTCTGATGGTGGTTCTACATTGTCTGGCTCTGTTACTGTAACTGGCTCGTTGGCCGTTTCTGGCTCTTCTTCCTTTACGGTCGATGGTCCATCTTTTCTATATGGCAATACAACAATTGGAAGTGATGATGATCATGTGCTAACAATCATTGGCAACATAACATCTTCCGCAGATATGATGATTGCCGATGATAAAAAATTGTTTTTTGGTGATGGCAGTGATGCATCAATTGAATACGACGAAGACGGTACAGACGAGCTTCGGTTTGCTGGAGCAGCAGTAACCTTTGAACAAGCAGTTTCTTTTGATGGTAACGTAACGCTAGGAGATGCAGCGACCGACGTTACAACAGTGACTGGCCAATTAACAGCTTCTAATGGTGGCGAAATTGCCGGCACACTACACTTGAGCGGTTCCTCAAGCGAGGCGCTAAGAATTAATAAAGATGATGATGATGCTAGAGAAATTGTTTTTGAAAGCGATGGAGCGGATAAAGTAAGCATCTATATGAACTCTGCAGAAAACTTCTTTATTCGTCAGGAAGATGCGTCAAAAGACATCAATTTAAGAATAGGCACAACAAATGTCATAGTTCTTGACGGTTCTGAATCTAAAGTCAAATCCGCATGGCCAGTTGATATTGTTGGCGACTTAACTGTAAGTGGCAGTAATATTATATTTGGTAATGATGCTACTGACGTTACAACAGTGACTGGCCAATTGACGGCTTCTAATGGTATGGCAATCACAGGCTCTATTCATATTGGCGCCAGTCTTACGAACGCAGGCTCTGACACAGACAAGTTCTTATGTGTAGATCCAGATGGAGAGCTAAGATTCCGAACCGGTGCGGAAGTTGCATCTGATATCGATGCGGTGGCTGCTGATGCTAATATTACTTTTACTGGAAAACTGACAGCTTCAAATGGGCTTTCAATTAGTAATCTTGAGAATCCTGGTTCTGATGTTGATAAGTTTTTAGTCTCAAATAGTGGATTGATTCAATTTCGAACTGGAGCAGAAGTCGCTTCTGATATAGGTGCCACTTCAACTACCGCAACCAACAACTTTACCGGCGATGTGACCGCCTCACAAGGCTTGGCAATTCCTGATGATACTTTGTTGAGGTTCGGAAATGCTTCAGGTGGTGACGCCACTATTGAATATGATGAAGATGGAACAGATGAATTAAGATTTGCCGGTGCTGCAGTAACATTCGAACAAGCCGCTTCCTTTGATGCAAATGTGACATTAGGAAATGCAGCCACCGACGTTACAACTGTAACTGGCCAACTAACAGCCTCTAATGGTGTAGCCATCACGGGCTCTATTCACATTGGTGCTAGTCTTACTAACGCCGGCGGTGATACTGACAAGTTCCTTTGCGTTGATCCAGATGGGGAAGTAAGATTTAGAACCGGAGCGGAAGTTGCATCTGATATTGATGCGGTGGCTGCTGATGCTAATATTACTTTTACTGGAAAAGTAACAGCTTCGAATGGATTTAGAGCTACTAATCACTTTACTGCTGATGATGGGACGACAACGTTCGATGGTGTTGTGGATATGCAAGGAAATGTTACCATTGGATCCTCAACAACAGACACGCTGACTGTCGTTTCGACCACTACTATCACCAGCGATATAACAGCTTCACAGGGCCTATTGATTGCTGATGATCAAAAACTTTATTTTGGAACAGGCGAAGATGCATCATTTGAGTATGATGAAGACGGTAATGATGTCGTTTTATATTCTGGTGCAAATCTAAGGATTGATGACGATACCACTCTTCAATTTGGAGCAGGTGGCGATGCCACAATTGAGTATGATGAAAATGGCACTGATGAACTTCGATTCGCCGGCGCAGCAGTAACTTTTGAGCAGGCCGTTTCTTTTGATGGAAATATGACATTGGGGCTCACGAGTGATGATGTAGTCACCGTTCCTGCACAGCTTACTGCCTCAGAAGGGCTTCTTATCAAAGATGACAGGAAGTTATATTTTGGCGATGGCCAGGACTGGTCAATAGAGTATGATGAAGATGGCGATGATGACCTTAAGATGACCGGGACTACCCTTACAGTTGTAAGTGATACTATTACTTTTACTTCAGAAGCAACAACCGATCCTTTGGTTATAATTAAGAACTTCACTAATGATGCCAACGGTGCGCGTTTAAGATTTATAAAAGATAAAGGCGCTGCCGGCGCAGCAAACGATGTTGCAGGTATTATTGAATTCTATGCTGATGATGCCAATCAAGATCAGGTTTTGTTTTCTGAAATCAAATCTCAGGTTGCGGTACACACTAATGGTCAAGAGGGTGGTAAACTAACCTTATCAGTTGCTTCTCACGATGGTGAAAATCAACCTGGACTTATTATTGCCGATGGTTCTGCAGAAGATGAAGTTGATGTAACGTTAGGCAATGGCTCAGCCTCTAGAACAACAGTAAGTGGCGACATGGCCATTACGACCATTGCAAATCCTGGCTCTGATGTTGACAAGTTTTTGGTTTCAAACAGCGGTGTTATAGGATTTAGAACAGGTGCAGAGCTTGCATCTGATATTGGTGCGACCACAACAACTTCAGCTAATAATTTTACTGGAGACGTGACAGCCTCACAAGGATTGGCCATTCCTGACGATACTTTACTAAGGTTTGGTAATGCTTCTGGTGGCGATGTAACTATAGAATACGATGAAGATGGTACCGATGAGCTAAGATTTGCAGGCGCGGCAGTGACCTTTGAACAAGCGGTTTCTTTTGACGGCAATGTCACACTGGGACTGGATGTTACAGACGTTATAACTGTGGCTGGAGAACTCACAGCATCTGAAGGTCTTCTAATAAAAGATAATAAGTACCTTGTTTTTGGCGATGATTTAGATTCTAAATTTGAATATGATGAAGACGGCAACAATGTTCTTCTTTACACTGGTGCTAGTATAAGAATTGATGACGATACTGCGCTTCAGTTTGGTGCTGGTGGTGATGCAACTATTGAATATGACGAGAATGGCACAGATGAATTAAGATTTGCTGGTGCCGCAGTCACTTTTGAACAAGCTGTCTCTTTTGATGACAACGTGACGTTGGGACTTTCAAATGCAGATGTTGTCACAGTGCCAGCACAATTAACTGCCTCCGAGGGTATGCTCATTAAAGACGATAGGTTTTTATACTTTGGTGATGGTCAAGACGTTTCATTTGAATATGATGAGGATGGCGGTGATACATTAATCGTTTCTGGTAATCCAGTAATAATGTCCAGTCAATTTACAGCCTCTGCTGGTATAGCTATAACTGGATCGATTCATATTGGAGCTAGCCTCACAAACGCCGGCGCCGATACTGATAAATTCCTCTGTGTTGATCCAGAGGGTGAACTAAGATTCAGAACCGGTGCGGAGGTCGCATCCGATATTGGCGCTGTTGCTGCCGATGCTAACATTACTTTCTCTGGCAAAGTTACAGCTTCAAATGGCTTTACTGTTACAGGTGATGCGCTTATGTTAGCTGATGGTGTTAATGCCTATATTGGAACCGGTGGAGATCTGGCGCTTTTTCACGATGGTACGGATTCAACAATATTAAACAGCACTGGCGATCTTAAGATATTGTCAACTGTAAATTCAGCAGACGCAATTTTTATTGAAGTTGATGGCGGCACATCTGAATCGATTCAAATTCATTCTGATCAAGGTACAGGAAAGTGGAAACTTGGAACTGATAACTCTTCAATCAGAGTCGTTTCTGATGTAGGTGGCGTCTGTATTGACGCTCCAGCTTTAAATATTGTTCATTCTTTTAGCACTGACGCGTTAACAAATGCTTTTTCTACTGATGGAGATACAACTGGCACAATTATTAAATATTCTCCAGGCGCTGACGATGATTTGACTGTTGGTCAGCTGTATTATTTCCACACCGATGGAACATGGAATCAAGCAGATGCTGATGCGGTTGCTAACGGCGGAAAACAATTATTGGGAATTGGTTTAGGGAATGCGCGAACAGTTGGTGTTTTAATTAAGGGATTTGTTAGAATTCCAAGCACTGAAATTTTAAATGTCCCTGGGTCTAACGCTAGCCCTGGCTTGCCAGTTTACATGTCAACCACTGCTGGACACCTTGACTTCACTGCACCTAGTGGAAACGGCGATATTGTTCGAATCGTTGGATACGCTATCCAAGATGATACAGATGTTTTAATTTATTTTGATCCAGATCCAACATACGTCGAGGTCAGCGCATAATGGCAGTTGGCAAAATAAGTGATGTCGCGGCAGCAAGTTGTGGTAAAGTTAAAGATGTCGCCGCCGGTAGTCTAGCTAAAGTACTAGATGTGGCATACAGCAGCGGTGAGGCAGCACATTCTGATGTGTGGGTTTTGGTCGGTGGAGCAGGTCGCGTTGGAGTCAGCACCGATGGGCAAAATTGGACTGTTGGTGCGTTTGGTCACTCTAATGGCACATCAAATAGAGCAATTGCATTTGCAAACACTGGCAGTTATGACGAGGGTTTGTGGATGATGGCAAAAGGTTCTAACAGTTTAGAGATTATATGGGCAGAAGAAAAAATTCCACAAATTAACTCTGGTTCTTGGCGATCTGAAAACTTAGAAGGAAGTAGATCAAATCGTGCTATGTGTTATGACGAACACAATGGATATTTTCTTGCTGGAGCTAAAAGTTTGAGCGCTCAAAAAACTATTCCAACTTCTAGTTTTAGTGCTACAAGTAATGATGCTGCTTCGGGACAATGGTCTAATTCCGGATCAGCCAGCGATTACACTGATGCTAGTACTAATCAAGGAAATTTTACTGGAAGAGCGATTGCTACTGATGGCGCTAATACGCTTATGGCTGGCATTATGGATGATCTGATATTTGGCTCACACGATGGCGCTCATTACAACTGGTCATCTGGGCCAGGAGGTGTTGGGACTAATTTCTTAGGTTCTAATATACAGATTAACTGTGTTACTTATGGAAATGATGTGTGGATAGTTTGCGGTGGCTCTGGAAAAATGAAGAGGTCAACTGATGGTGGCGCCAATTGGTCTGAAATCGACCCTGGTCTTGGTACCAACAATTTGCTTGCTCTTGCATATGGAGGTGCCGGCGATAGTGTTGCAAATGTGTGGATGGTGGGCGGTAATTCCGGAAAATTTGCACGCAGCACAGACGAGGGTGCAAACTGGACCGTTTTAGATCCTGGGCACACAACTACGTTGAGGGGTCTTGCTTCTAACGGTTCTGGTAGTTGGGTTGCATGTGGAGATTCTGGTAAATTAGGCTATAGCACTGATGATGGTGCAACTTGGGTATTTGGAACAGCAAGTTATACAGGACAGCTTAATGATGTTGCAATAAATAGAATGCTGCCATTGGACCCAGGGTGATTGGTGATTTAAATGAGTCATAAATTAATTATTGTAAAAAATGATCCACACGATTATAATATTGAAAAATTGAAAAAACTTAAACAATATGATATTTCTATCGTCCCAGAACAACTTGATGATCGTGAATATATTTTTGTATCTTTGACACAAGATGGCGAGTATGATGAGATACTAGAGATAACCCGTACCTTAGAAGAATACACCCCTAGTTTAGAGTGGCTAGTTGAATTAGGAGAAGTAGCTTTAAGAATTATTCAGGTTCTAGGTTATTGTAGTATTTCTGAAAATTTAGTGTTTCATGTAGCACAAGTTATTGAAGTAACATAATTTGGATTTTTAAGATATTGCGCACTATTTATTTGTGACAAAATTTATTATCTTAGGAGATTCTTCATGTCTTCAATGTTAGAAAAAGCAATCATTGATGCTACAGCTTTGAAAGAAGCTGCAATTAAAAACGCTGAAGCGGCTATTATTGAGAAATATGCCCCTGAAGTTAAAAAAGCAGTAGCCACACTGTTAGAGCAAGACGACGATCTTGGTTTAGGTGGTGATATGGGTGGCATGGGCACCGAAATGCAA